TTATGCGCCATTATTCGGGTTGGAGAATATTGCTTCCGCAATCTTGTTCATCGCTGCTGCATGATCGTCGCTCGGGAATAAATGGCCGTATCTGGACATGGTGACCGCCAATGTCGAATGTCCGGCGAAAGTCTGAATTGTTTTCGGCTGAAGCCCGGCTTCGATCCAAGTGGATATTGCGAAGTGCCGCAATGAATGCCAGCCGACCGGCTTGAACGGCTTTCCATCTTCCTGCGCCTTTTCGATCGCTTTTTCTTTGGCGCGCTTGAAAGACCGATTTACGAAATTGTGGTGATCGATAAACTTTCCTTTTTCATTCGGGAAGACAAGATCGCCATCGCCGCTGAATTTTGACTTCAACCTCCAGGCTTGTAGTTCGGTTACGATCGCCTTGGCGATTGGAACCTCGCGTGTGCCGGATTCAGATTTGGTCACGTCGACATTGCCATACACGTCAACCCTGGAGTCGATAGTCAACTGCCCGCCCTTCAGATCAAGGTGTGACCAGCGTAGCGCCCACTGTTCGGAGGCTCGCAATCCTGTTGCTGCAGCGAACCGAATTTTTAAAGCGGTTTCCGCGTCTGCCACCGCCAGAAGAATGGCAAGGTCGGCTTTCGCGGGAGGTACGATCTTCTTGGAACCTTCGTCACGCCTTCCAATGACCTGCACACCCTTCGCCGGGTTTGTCGCGATCATGTCGTTATCTTTTGCATACCGAAGCACGCGGGAAAGAGAACCTAGTATACGACGCGTCGTCACTACGCCGACGCCGAAGTCGCGTAGACGGTCGCGAAAGGCATTTACACTGCCCGCAGTCAGTTGCGACAGTTTCACATCGCCAATACCGCCGTCGAACGATATGGCGCGGTCAGGCTGTGGAGCGACGTAATTATAAAGCTGCCCTTCCAGATTCTTGAAGTAATGCTCCGTAACCCGTTCGTTGCGTTTTTTTCTGCCCTTCATGTATTTCACGTATGCGTCGCAGGCTTCTTTGACGGTCGTCGTCGCAGCATCAGCGCGATATGTTCCCGACTTTACCTGACCTTCCACTTCAACGCGGCGGCTATCTGCGTCGCGTTTTTTGGTGAACTGCTCTTTGTGCCGCTTACCAGCCTGATCGGTGTACGCCAGCACCCAGGCTTCGCGCTCTTCGCCTTTGCCGGTTTTCCATTTTCGCTTTGTTATCGTTGCCATTCGACCTCCTGATATCATGGAACACGTAACAGGGCGGCGCATGGAGGGCAATGTAAATTATTTTTGCCCGTTGACACTCCGTTAACGGGATGCGCCGCGAGGCATGTTAATTTCGCGTCGTTACCTAATATTCACCAACCAAACACGAGGAGACCAACCATGAATGACAACGAAAAAGACCTACTAATGGGAGGCGACGCCATAGCGGCATTTTTGGGCATCACCCGCCGCCAGACATACCGTCTGATTTATGACGACTTACTGCCATCATTTAAACTCGGCGGGACAGTTGCCGCACGGCGCAGTTCACTGCGCAACTGGATGACTGAGCAAGAAGCCCGAGCCGCCTAACCACACCCAAATAAATCAAACCGCATGCGCTGACGCCCGCGCCAAGGGCCGACGCGCGCCTGAACACGAGGAGAATTTATGAGCAGACCAGAAGCCTTTCCCATCGCTTTTACTCCCTACCGCATTGAAGAGGTGACGCCATATCTGCGATGGAACGCCGGCGAGCTGGAACAGGCATGGGGAATTACGAGCCATGACCCGCAAGGGCGCGAAACGGGCTATCGAACCGAATGGCGGCCAGTACCGTATCACAGTGAGCCGCTCACCTGTGACGATCCAAGCGCACCACGATTCCACTAATCACCACACCACACCACTAACCGAACACGAGGAAACACCTTGTCTGATGAACCTTATTATCACGACGGCATGCAGTGCTACGTGAACTGCATCCATTACGATTTTCACACCAAGACCGGCACCGTCTTTATGGAAGAGGATGCCTGCACTGATATGTCGGGATGCATTGCTTTCTTTGAGCGCATTGACCCGTATGTGATGACAGTGAGAACACTCGCTGGCGAAGAGGAAGACACGATTTATCAGCGCTGTCCCGGCCACTGGTCTGCATTTACTCCGGGTGCTCTATGACCATGACCGCTCGCATTTTCAACGTCACCCCCTCGCGTCGCGGCGAGGGGAACACGCTCGCATGGTTCGATGCGGAATTCCCGAACGGCCTCAAGATATACCGGTTGAAGCTGGTCGAAACGCGCAACGGGCATCGGGTTTATGGCCCGCGCGATCACATCGGGCAAACAATATCCCTGCCGATCGAGCTTGCTGATCAACTCGCCGTATTTGCAGTCTCACAGTGGAAAGCAGTTGCCCCAAATGACAATCATCGACGTTAAATCTGCTGCCGCTATTCTAGGCGGTGATACTTTTCGTGGAAATCGCGTTCTATGCCCAGGCCCCGGGCACAGTAAGAGCGACCGCAGTTTGCAGGTTGTATTCAAGGCAGATGGCACTTTTACTGTCACATCCTATGCGGGTGACGACTTTCGAGACTGCCGTGATTACGTCAAGGCGCGTCTCGGTCTGAGCGACGATCAGCCTGTATCATTAGCAACGCCATTGCCGGTGGTTGATGTGGACAAGCTACGCAAGCAGCAGACTGCAGCTGATATCTGGGTAAGGTCCATACCTATTGCTGGCACCTTGGGTGAAGCATATCTCCAGTCGCGCGGACTATCATATGTAGGTGAGGGTCTCCGCTTTTGGCCGGGTGGTCGTGCCATGGTCGGACAGATCACCGATGCTATCACACGCGACCCCATCGGCATTCATCGCACTTTCCTCGATAGTGATGGCAAACGCACATCCAAGAAAATGCTCGGCGCTGCTTATGGTGGCGTTGTGCGCCTGTCTGGTGACGACGAAGTGAGTACCGGATTGTCGATTTGCGAAGGAATCGAGACGGGCCTTGGCGCGATGCGTTTCGGTTATGGGCCGGTATGGGCCTGCTTGTCGGAAGGCACGATGCGCCGATTTCCAGTGATTGACGGTGTCGAAGCGCTGACAATCTTTGCAGACAACGACCGGAACAGCGTTGGTATGAGCGCCGCGGACGAATGTGCGCGCCGTTGGCATGAGGCTGGCCGCGAGGTGACGATTATCGCATCTGAAACGGTGGGCGAAGATATAGCAGATATAGCGGAGAGGGCGGCGGCATGAAATCTAACTGCGCATCAGTAAACAATATCCGGTCATCTATTGCGGCATATCTTCGATGCCGTTCGGGCATATCGCTAATCGAGATGTGCCGCGACATAGACGGGTTTGCTGGAGATAAAACTTGGATTATTGCCGACGCCAATCTCGTTGTATGGCCAGGCATGTCCGATGATGCGGTCGAGGCGATGATGGCCATGATAGTTGCGGAAGAAATTACGCCGACCGTCACCACCCCTTTTGTCTATCTCTATGATGGCGGCATGCTGGATATGCCGGTAGCTAAGAGCCTGAAGCAATATAAAACAAAGCGCTGGATACCGCTGGTTTTTGCCGGAGGTGCTGCATAATGGTGGCTATACCCGGAACGAAAAGCGTCGTCTACGATCCCGATAAGCCGGCGCCGGAATTGCAGGCGTCCAACGACAATGATCCAGCCAAGGGTAAGCAGGTCCTCAATCTGCGAGACTGGACATCATCCATTTACGCCAGTGAACCGCCTCCGGTGGAATACCTGGTTGATGGCGTGATCGAAAAGGGAATTCCCGGCCTGATCGCTGCTATGGGCGAAGTCGGTAAATCCTACCTCATGCTGGAACTTGCGCGACGAGTGGCGTTCGGTTCATCTCGTTTCGCGCCTCCAATTTTCGGCGGGCAAGTTGTTCAGGAGGGTACGGCCGTCTTTCTTACGGGCGAGGATGACCGCAACGCACTTCATAGGCGCATGCATGCAATCGATCCGGAACAGGCCCGCTTGACGCATCGAAATGAACGTTTGATTGCGGTTCCCCTTCCATCGGCGGCACCATCGATCCAGCCCTTTTGGGTCGAGAAGAAGGGAGAGCTTGTCGAAACCGAAGCCTGGTCTCAAAGACCAACTGCTGTCGTTTCCCGATCTCCGTCTGGTTGTTCTGGACCCGTTGCAGTTGCTGGCACTTCTACCGTTGAATGAAGACCCAGCGGCGGGGCAGTTCGTTTGTGCGTCTATTGCGTCATTGGTGGCAGAGAGTGGCGCTAATGTATTTTTCACGCATCACATGAACAAGGGCGCAAAATCGATCGCAAATCTGGCGGATGCCCGCGAAGCGGTGCGCGGCACAACTGCCATCGTTGACGGTGTACGCGTTGCATATGGCCTCTGGTATGGCGAAGAACAGAAGAGCAAGGCGATATGCAAACAGATCGGGATACCGTTCACGTACAACCGTATAGCCTACGGCGGCGTGCTGAAGGCAAACGGCGCGGCCAAGCGCATTCTGACAACGTATTCGCGAAATCCTTCGGGGCTTCTGGTCGATGCTAACGCACGACTTGGTGGAGATTTCATCGACCAAGACGATCTTCGTACAGCATTGGTTATAGCCATTGAAGCCGCCGCAGCTGATGGACAGCCCTTTGCAAAAACAGGACAAGCCGGATTGTTTGAAAACAAGGAGCGCTTGCCGGAGGATTTGCGGGGCTTGTCCAAGCATAGAATGGGCGAATTTGCCGATGGCGCGCTAGACCGTGGCGAGATTGTCAGGGCTACAGCCAAAGGCGAAAAAACACCTAAGTGGCTGGATGTTCCTGGCGGACAATTCGCGATTGGCATCGGTGAATTCAGGGTCGGAGCGATACGAAAACCCATTCCCGGATGACGCCGGGAACGCATCGTTCCCATGGGAATGGGAATGCCTTTCTTAATGATTTCAATTGCTTAGCATTCCCATTCCCGGCGTTCCCGGAACCGAGCGGGAACGGCTAAGCTATTGATTTTAAAGGCGTTCCCGCGTTCCCAGAATTTACCCCTACTACGTAGGGGAAGGCGTCTGGGAACGCCATCCCCCAGTTAAGCGATTAATGGCCTTGCCGTCTGTGGCCCATTAACACCGCATTTATCAAACCACCACACCATCATTCTTGGCCTCACCAGCCGACACCACAACACGAGGAGCAGATATGAAAGCTATAGCTGTAGCCGCGCACGATGTGGCGCCAAGCCACCGCGAGAGCGACGAGAACTACCACGGCATCGTGACCTATCTCAACGACCGCTGGCGCGTAATCGTCTGCCAAGCGGGAATTCAGTGGATTTTGCAATTCTCAAAAAAGAACGGGGATGGAGTGCGATGGCAAGGCCGTAGCTACTGCCACACCCGACAAGCCCTGATCCGTGACGCATCCCGCCATTCTGGCGAAATTTCACCCTATGCAATGGCTGTTATGCGCCAGTTGCCTGAAAGGATCGCAGCATGAGCTCCACTGTTCTCCGCCAGCCGACAAGCGACATGATGATCGAAGTAGACCCTCATCAGTACGTCAATTGGCTGAGCGCGATGCAGAACGGCCTTATCGTGAAGAAAGATCTTACATCCAAGCGACAATACCAGCGGCGCGAAATGGGAATAGAGAATGCTGCTACGGATGCGCACGACACTCATCTTGCTCTAAAGGAGATGCGCGAGGGCGCTATCTTTGGGCGCCCCACGACCCCGCTCAACATTTTCGCAGCCCCAGTCGGACCGGTTCAGAACCCTTATCGTACAAAAACGCGATGGCTGCGCGACCAGTCAGGTGCGCTGGTCAGGGACGAATACGGCCTCCCAATGCCTGAGCCGCGCAAGGTCACACGCCGGTCGTCAGTGACGGATCCGCGCACTGCGGCTTGGCGGAGCGTATCAGGACAGAAAACGCGCATTGCAAAAACTTGGACGGAGGGGAAAATGAAAGAAGAAAATACACCAGAAGAACGTGAACTCGGCCGGGCGATTGCTTGGTATCGGCGTGTTGTAGCTGAAGAAGACCTGACCGCGGCACTGGAAAAGGCGAACAGCCGCCACGCAGAATTGGTTGATTCTGCGGCCAATGACAATGAGCCTCAACAGGGTTGGGAACTGTTGCGGCAACTTCGCCGGGATCATCGCCATGACGATATCGAGGTTGTCGAACTGTATCGCGGTTTGTGTGGTCTGATTGCCAGCAATCCGTTGCAAGGTATTGACTATGGATATGATGCCAGCATGGAAAAAGAGTTCACGTCCGATAAGATGACTACCGACGAAATCGACCAAGCGGCAGCCAATGATTGGCCGACGACAGATATTCCTGGCGGAGAAATCAAGTACGGCAGCGTTCGCAAGCGAAGTAAGTCAGACCTCGGGTGGACACACCCGCCGAAAAAGTATGCAGTTGCTGATGAGGACACTAAAGTCAAAGCTCGTCCGTTCTCGGTGAAATTCAATGAGAACGTCATGATCGCGAAAATCGATATGCGACCCGTTCTGGAGGAATTGCGTGCATCTCTCGGAATTGGTCTGGATGCGTTCGAGGACGCGGTACTTGCGGGCAAGACATTGACGGAGATTGGCGAGGCTCGTGGCTATAAGCATCGCCAAGCATCATCGGTCGGCAAGGAACTTGTTTATGCGTCCATCGGTGCTCTCCGTGTCGCATGGCAAAAGATAAAAGCGCGCCAGCGGAAAGAGGCGAAGCAAGCTATGCGGAATGTTCAGCGTGCCCGCGAACAATTGGAAGCACGGCAATACAAGCGAGCCGTATAGTGATGTGTACGTGAAACCCGCTGCCATCCGTAACAGGGAGACGAGAATGTAATTCAGAAGCCCGGTTCACGCCGGGCTTTTTCTATTTCCGATCAGCGTGGGTTTGCTCCTTTCCCTGCGCTGTAGTTGCCAAGATGGTTTCTCCTCCCATCGAAGCAACGGAGCCGGTTGAGCGCTGTCCCCGGCGCTCCCGGCAACTTTAACAATAATATCTGGAAATGCCGCCAGCAAATTACAGTGACACTATCCTTTATAGTCGACAGCGACGCTTGCAATCTCATTGGAGGTAACTTCGGTGTAGTTAACAACAATAGACTGAAGCCTCTGATCAAGGTTGGTTACTTCGACTGCCACATCTTTAATCCGGGGTTCATAAGCCGCAAGCGCCCTCAGGGCTTCAAGCTCTATTACCTTCTGTGGATACCCCACCTTGGGCTTACCTGTCTTATCAAGGTATTCCACCCCAAACTCTTCGCGCATTATTCTCGTGCCGACAGGTGTTGTTAGTATCACCTCGATACTTTGGCGGATGTGTTCTGGCTCGGCAATAACTTTGCCCGTGTGTCTATCTATCCCTACCATTTGAGGCCCCCTTTTGTATGGAATCAATCGCCAATTGTGATTTTTGCAGTCAGCCCCGTCAATAGAAATGCCCGACCGTTTCAATGTTGAAGAACGAACATTAGGCCATAGTATGGATGATACCATTGCGTGCGTTGTGACTGGCTGCCTCGTAGTTGTCGCATCGCCATGACCGACCTACGCAGCACTAAGGCGAAGCAGTACCGCCGACACTACAAGGCATCCAAATGGAAGCGCATCCGTGAAGCACAACTTAGAATGCAGCCATTGTGCGAATATTGCCTGCAATCGGAAATAGTCGAACCGGCAACGGTCGTTCACCACGGCGACGGTGGTCACAAGGGTGATATGAACCGCTTCTGGAATGGTCCGTTCGTATCACTTTGCAAGCCCTGCCACGATCGTGATGGCCAGCGTGAAGACCTTGGTCAGACCGTCATCCGGTTCGACGCGGAAGGCTGGCCCATCGGGTGATATGACCGAAAAGACACACCCCGGGGGCTATGCCGGTCTCTTCGTGCATCGACCGGCGGGAACCGGCGATGGGCGAGAACGCACGCAAAACCACTTGAAAAGTTGAGATGAGGATTCGATGGCAAACCCACGAAATCCCCTCGCCAAAGCAAAGGCTGAGGGGCGCAATGTGACGCATTCCTCGCGCTACAAGGATCGGAAAGAGCCGAAGGTCAACGCCGATATCGGCAAGGCACCGAAATGGATGAACGCCGATCAGAGCAAAGTTTGGAATTTGTTCTGCAGGGAACTTCCTTGGCTGAATGGCTCCCATCGGTCGCTCTTGGAAATAGCCACCACGATCCGAACACGCGTTATCGCGAATGAGGAAGTCGGCGTGCAGGCGCTGAACCTTTTGCGGCAATGCTTGGGCCAAATGGGCGCTACGCCTTCCGATGCAACAAAGGTTTCGATGCCGGATGACGGCGAGGAAAAGGACGATTTGGTAGATGACTGAGACGCCGGCGCTCGACCGCGTAAATGCTTATGCGCGTGCCGTGCTCGATGGTGTAGAAATTGCGGGGCCACACGTTCGCAATGCCTGCCAGCGTCATTTCGATGATCTGGCACAAGCGCATGAGCGCGGCTTTTTCTGGGATGACGCAAAAGCTCACAAGGTGATGCGGTTTTTCGAAGAGCGACTTAAGCTGAATGACGGTCAGTTTGATGGCAAGCCATTCAAACTGCATGCCTCTCAGGCCTTCAAACTTGGTTCGATCTTTGGATGGGTTAACTCGGAAGGCAAGCGCCGCTTTCGCCGTGCTTACATCGAGGAAGGCAAGGGCAACGGTAAGTCGCCGTTTGCTGGCGGGCTTGGTCTTTGCGGCCTGATGGCAGATGGGGAAGCGGGTGCGCAAATTTATGCGGCCGGCGCGAAAAAGGAGCAGGCCGGAATCCTCTTCCAGGACGCCGTGAAGATGGCGCGGTCAGCCCCAAAGCTGGTCAATCGCCTGAAATTCAGCGGTGGCCTTGGGAAAGAGTTCAATATCGCCTTCCACGAGAAGAAATCGTTCTTCAGGCCGATTTCGAAGGATGCAGGCAAAACCGGCAGTGGACCCAGACCACATTTCGCTCTTTGCGACGAGGTGCATGAGCATCCTGACCGCTCGGTCATGGAAATGCTGGAGCGTGGTTTCAAGTTCCGCCAGCAACCGCTTCTGGTGATGATCACGAACAGCGGCAGCGATCGAAATTCGGTTTGCTGGGAAGAGCACGAACATGCTGTTCGCGTCGTTGCTGGCACAAGAACGCCAGATGATGACTTCTCCTATGTCGGGGAGGTAATCGATGACACGACGTTCGCCTATGTCTGCGCTCTGGATAAGGGCGACGACCCGCTCGAAGACCCGTCTTGCTGGAAGAAGGCTAACCCGCTTCTCGGCGTGATCCTGACGGAAGAATATCTATCTGGCGTCGTAGCTCAGGCCAAACAGATACCGGGCAAACTGAACGGCATTCTTCGGCTGCATTTTTGCGTCTGGACCTCTGCCGACAAGGCTTGGATGCCACGCGAGACTGTCGAAGCCGTTATGGATGACTTCGACCCGGTCGAAGAGCATCGCGGTAAGCAGTTGTTCCTTTCCGTGGATTTGTCCGCCGCGCGCGATATGACAGCCCTTGCTTGTGCCGTCAAAACCGGCACCAAGACCATGGAACGGGAAGACGGATCAACCATTGAACTGCCGACTTTCGACGCATGGATTGAAGCATGGACACCTGCGGAAACGCTGAAGGCCCGCGCTTTGGCTGATAAAGCACCTTACGATGTTTGGGTAGAGCAGGGGTTTCTGAATGCCTCGCCTGGCAAGCGAATAAGGTTCGACTTCGTCGCGCAGCGGGTCGCGCAATTGTCGCAGGAATTCGACATCGAGGGCATCGCGTATGACCGCTACGCCTATGACAAGTTCCGCGAGGAACTGGACGCAATCGGCGTTGAAGTCGAGCATATCCCGCATCCGCAGGGCGGCAAGCGACGGTCGAAGGCCAGCGATAAAAAGATCGAGGCGGCGAAAGAAGCAGGGCTGCCTGAGCCACAAGGCTTATGGATGCCGGGTTCTGTCACAGAGCTTGAGAACGCCATAATCGACGGTCGCGTCAGGCTTCGGCGCAATCCTGTTCTCATGACTGCGCTGATGGGCGCCACCTTTGATCGCGATCCGCTTGATAACCGGTGGTTCGTGAAAACCAAGGCATCGGTACGCATAGATACTGCCGTGGCCCTAGCCATGGTTACGGGTTTTGCAGCCGATACACCTGTCGAAAAGCCAAAGCGCAAGCCCAGGCTGTTTATCCTTTAAGGAAATCAATGAAAACCAAGGCTTTTTCGGTCTTCGAACTCAAAGAGTTCGATGAAGACCTCGGAATCTTGCGCGGTATCGCCAGTACGCCGTCCCCTGATAGGGCTGCCGATGTTGTCGAGCCGAAGGGGGCGGTTTTCAAACTGCCTATTCCTCTGCTCTGGCAACATCGTTCCGATCAGCCCATCGGACAGGTGATTGAAGCGCAAGTGACGGATGATGGCATCGAGATTGTCGCCACCGTCCCAAAGGGCGTGACTGAAGAAATCGACAAGGCATTGAAACTGATCAAGGCAGGGCTCGTTCGCGGGTTCTCGATCGGTTTTCGTGGTCTGGATGTCGAAGATATCCCCGGTTCTTGGGGAGTCCGCTTCAAGAAATGGGAATGGCTGGAGCTTTCCGCCGTGACCATCCCAGCAAATGCCGAAGCCACCATCACCTCCGTCAAGCATTTCGCCACCGAGCAGTCAGCCGCGACAGGCATCGAGGCTGCGAAGGGGAAAACGAACGTCGGCGTCACGACGAAATCACACAAACCAGTTCAACTTTTTCCAAAGGATACCAAATTGAACATTTCCGAACAGATTGCAGCGCTTGAACGGTGCCGGCGTCGGAAATTATTCATGATCGTTTTAATTGCCTGTTTCATCCGCTGGTGGGCATGTCGCCCATCTATGCAAGCGGCCTTGCTGCGCTTCAGGGTCTGACGATCCAGCGACATTCGGAGCGGTTCTTCGGTAACAATGCGCTGCCATCAGGCATCATCTCTGTTCCAGGTGCAATCGACGCAAAAGACGCAGCTGAGATTAAACAAAATTGGGAAGACGGCTATTCTCGCAACAATGCCGGTAAGCTTGCTGTCCTGGCTGATGGTATGGAATTCAAGGCCCTCGCAATCCCGGCGCAATCTGCTCAGCTTATCGAGCAGTTGCGGTGGACGGCTGAAGTCGTCTGTTCGACGTTCCATGTGCCGCCATACAAGATCGGCCTCGGCCAGATGCCCACCTACAACAACATCCAAGCTCTCAATGTCGAATATTATAGCCAGTGTCTTCAGACGCTGATCGAGGCGGCAGAAGATTGCATGGATGATGGCCTCGGCCTTGGTGACACGGTCGGTGTTGAATTCGAAGTTGCGAACCTTCTTCGCATGGACGGCATGACCCTCGCCACCAAGCTCAAGGAAGAAGTCGGAGCCGGTATCCGTGCTCCGAATGAGGCGCGCAGGACATTGAACCTGCCTTCTGTGGATGGTGGTGACACTCCTTACTTGCAGCAGCAGAACTTCAGTCTGTCAGCCTTGAATCGACGTGATACGCGGGAAGATCCATTCTCAACTGGCAAGACTGAAAGCCAGCAGGCACCGCAAGCACCCCCGGAAGAAGATCCGAACCTTAAAGCGTTTGCGGCGTTTGCTGCCAAGTCCGCGGAGATTTTCAAAGATGCAGCTTGATTTTGAGAAGCTGGCGGCGGCGATGCTGCTGCCAGTCAAGGGCTACATTGATAAGGCCCACGCGGCTTTCGGCGAGCAAGTTTCCAAGCTTTCGGAACGTCTGACCAGGCTGGAGGCCAGTGAAGTCAAAAATGGCCGCGACGGCCTTCCCGGTCGTGACGGGCAGCCGGGCAAGGATGGTTCTCCCGGCGTTGATGGCAAAGACGGGCTCGGGTTTGACGACCTGGATGTCACTTTTGATGGCGAACGGTCTTTCACCTTGCGTTTTGCGGAAGGCGATCGGGTGAAGGAATTCACATTCAAGGCACCATTCATGCTCTATCGCGGCGTGTACCAGCCCGGCGATGAATATGAGAAGGGCGATACCGTCACTTGGGATGGTTCGTGCTGGGTTGCCTTGAAAGACACAGCAGGGAAGCCCGGTATCGGCGAAGACTGGCAGTTGGCAGTCAAGCGCGGTCGTAACGGTCGAACTCCGACGAGTGACGAGCCGAAGTCAACCGAGCCGGTGCGCATTGCATTCAAGGGGGTGACTGCCGATGGCTAATCTCGTTTCTATCGAAGCAGTGAAACGCCGGCTGCGCATCTTCCATGATGATGACGACGATGACCTGAATGACATGATCGCTCAGGCGCAGGACATCATCATCAACTACATCAACAAGGCCGATGAAAGCTGGACACCTCAGAATGCGCCGCCACTGATACAAGCCGCCATTCTTTATCAGGTCGGTCTGCTCTGGACCAACCGCGGCGACCAGGAAGCGGTCTATGCGCCAGCCGACGGGTATCTAGAGCGCGTCCATTGAACGCGGAATCGCGTTGAGGATTCCCTTGGTCGCCGAATTCTGATTCCATCGCTCCGACTGGTGATTTGGTTGGAGGCAATATGACCCGGGCTTTCAGTGATGATCTGCGTAGCCGCGTTCTGGCTGCGTCACGGGATGGCATGTCGGCGCGTTCAGCGGCAGCCCGATTTGGGATTGGGATTTCAACAGCCATCGCCTGGATTGCGAGTGCGCGGGCAGGTCTGTTGACCCCGGCGAAGCAGGGCCGACGCGGCGGCTCACGCCTGGATCCTCACGAGGACTTCATCTTCGGCATGATCGAAGAGGCGAAGGACATCACGCTCAACGAGATGGTCCGGCGATTGTATGAGGAGAGAGCCGTATCGATCGGTCGCAGTGCGCTTGACGTCTGGCTGCGAAAGCGCGGCTGGACTTTCAAAAAAAGACCGCACATGCACTGGAGCAGGACCGTCCTGATCTGCTGAAGCGTCGCCAGGACTGGTTCGACGGCCAGCTCGATCTCGATCCAGCGCGCCTCATCTTCATTGATGAAACCGGCCTGAGCACGAAGATGTCCCGGCTTCGCGGACGAGCCCCTTGCGGAGATCGATGCCGTTCACCGGTCCCACACGGCCATTGGAAGACAACAACATTTACCGGTGCACTCAGACTATCCGGCATGACCGCGCCCATGGTCCTCGACGGTGCGATGAACGGCGTCGCATTCCAGGCCTATGTCGAACAGGTTCTCATTCCAACCTTGGTGACCGGCGACATCGTCATCATGGACAACCTGCCGTCACATAAGGCGCAGGGCGTGCGTCTCGCAATCGAAGGTGCCGGGTGCCGCTTGCTCTACCTTCCTCCATACAGTCCAGACTTCAACCCCATCGAGAAGGCCTTCGCCAAGCTCAAGGCCGTCTTGCGCGCCAAAGCCGAGCGGACCGTCGAGGGCTTATGGAATACCGTCGGCCAGATCGTCACGCTGTTCGAACCACAAGAATGCGCCAACTACTTCAAATCCTGCGGATATGACCCCGAGTAAAGTGGACGCGCTCTAGATCGGCATTTGACGTCGATCCTTTACCGATATCGTCGGCCAGTTTCAGCGTGAGGTGGCTATGCCCTGGGTAGAATTTATAAGCGATTTCTCGTTCAGACTGACACCTGCCGTGACCACTTCGTACAAAGCTGGATGGCGAGGCAATGTCACGACGCGCTGCGCGTCAGCAGCGATCACTGCCGGCAAGGCTGAGCGGCTACCTACGCCGCGCCGTGAAGAGGTGCCAAATGCCGCCGAAGAATAGTTCTGCTGGGGCGATGACGTCGCGCATCACCTTCGCCAAGCGCATGGAGATTGACGATGGTTTCGGCGGGACTCGCGGAGAATGGGTTGACCAGTTTACCGTACCGGCACGCTTGAAACCGAAGTTTGGCGGCAATGCTGAAAGTCTCGTTGCATCAAGGCTGGTTTCAAAACAGCCCTATAACTTGACGATCTACAGCAGCACAGCAGCGAGACAGGTCACAGCCTCCTGGCGCGCCTATGATGCTCGGGCAGGCAAGACCGGCGAAAACCCAAATCGCGTTTTTGGCATTAAAACCATTGTCAATCCCGACGAAACAAACCGCTTTCTCGAAATGCTGGTTATCGAAAACGAGGTCGCCTGATGGTGGTTCGTGCGAAGCTTAAGCGCACCGATCTGATGAAAAAGATTCAGCAGATCGCGCCGAAGGCTATTGAGAAGATGGCCGAGGCTCAGATGCAGGTTGCAGAAGAAGTGGCCGACGCCATCAAGGCGCGTGCGCCAGAGCGAGCTGTCGGCGGCGGAACGTACAAAAATAGCATCCACGCAGCTCGGCAAAGCGATAACCCTGACATGGAAATCTTCGGCGCCCGCAAATCGACGGACCCGAATGCTGTCGGCGTCTACGGAAGCTGGATATGGCGTTTTCTGGAATTCGGCACGAAAGCCAGTGCTGGCACCGCGGCCCGCGTCGATCGTCGGTACAAGTCTGGCACTGTCATGACTAAGGCCAAAGGACCGCACGCCGCTACACCCGCTATGCCGCACGTTTTCCCGGTCTGGCGCGGAATGCGGAAGAAAGCCGTCAGACGTATTCGTGCGGCGATGAATAAGGCGATCAGAGAGGCCATGCGAAAATGATCGATAGCGAAAGCCTGGAATTGCAGGGTGCTGTCGTCGCTCGTCTGCGTTCTTGGCCCGATCTTACGGCATTAGTCGACACCAAGATTTACGACATCGTGCCGTCCGACACGACGGCGCCGTATGTCGAGATCGGTGATTTTGACGATCATCGAGACGACAAAACCTGCGTATCCGGTCGGCTTATCTATGTCACCATTCATGCATGGACGAAAGCTCCGGCTGGCAGCAGCCGGGCAGAGGCCAGCCGGATCGCACGGGCTGTGGAAGGTGCACTCACCGATGCCAGCCTGACGCTGCCGTCCTACCGGCTTGTTTCGTTGGACCACACCCGAACGCAGATTTTCAAGGATCTGGATGACGCCCACCTCCACGGCGTCGTCGAGTTTACCGCCAGGACAGAACGCCTGTCCTAGCCCACCTCCCAAACAGCACAGTTCAACCACAGCCCGCCACTTCGGCGGGTTTTTTTATTGAAAGGCCATAAAATGGCAGATGGACAACAGATCGGTCGCCTCCTCCTTATTCAGATCGGCGACGGCAACACCGCCCCAGGCCCTGAAACCTTTACGAACCTCTGCGGCTTGCAGACCCGTTCGTTCAATATGTCGGCCAACTCCGTCGACACGACTATTCCGGATTGCCAGAACCCCGGTGCGACGCCGCAGAAGACTGGCGTGCCTGGTATTAAGCAGCGCACTTTTACCGGCTCCGGGAAGTTTGTTGCGGGTGCGAATTCGGCATACTTCATCGGCAAGGTGAACGACGCCGCGATCTTCAACGCGATCGTAATTGTTCCTGGCCTCGGCTCATATGAAGGCCCTTGGTTCGTGACGGACTTTGAATTCTCGGGCGAGCAGGAAGGTAATATGGACTTCAGCGCTACCTTCGAAGCGGCAGGCCCGCTGACTTTCGAAGCTGAGGTATAACATGGAGCTTCCGGTTAACGGAGCTCGCGGCGAAGTCGGCGTCACTATCGGTGGCGTCGAAATCGTCCTTGCGGCAACAATGAAAGGCATGGCAGCGGTTTCTCAAGAGCTCGGCTGCAAGTCCATGAACGATCTTTTCGCGCGACTGTCGGACGTCGAGATCAATGCTGCAATGGTGGGCCTTCGACACCTGACGGTGCAGGGCGACGCAGCGGCAGCGATCGAACGTTTGAATTTGAGCCACTTTGCGTCGCTCTCAAATGCATTTCAGGCTGCGCTCGCGCATCATTTCAAAGGCGAGCCAGCGGGAAACGGGGAAGCCGGGGGAAAGTAGCGGCGGCTGACTTCCCTTGGCAGGCATGGCTGCAAGCCGCATTCGGAATCCTTAGATGGACCCCGAAGACTTTCTGGAACTCGTCATTAACAGAGTTCCTTGCCGCTCTTGATGGCTTCACCGAAGCACGTGGCGGCAGGAAGACAGTCGAGCCACCGACCGACGATCAGATGAATGATCTGCTCACGAAATACGGAAAACCCAAGAAGCCCGCCTAGTGCGGGCTTTTTCTTTTTAAGGAGAGCCGCGTGGCCGACGAAAACAATTCCGATATTATTTTATCCATATCCTCAGACGTCGCTTCTATGCGGCGCGCGCAGAAGCGTATGGAGGAGATGCTCAATTCAATGGGGCGCAGTTCAGATAGCGCCTTCAATAAAATGGCAGACCGAGCGAACGCCGATATGCGCCGCATTGAGGAGGGCGCTATCAAGCTTCGCCGCCAGCTTGACGCCACATTCCAGAAGTCCTTCGGTAATAGCCTGAATAAAGGTCTGGCTGCGGTAGGCTCCGTCCTCGGTACAAACGAGGTCCGCAAGTACGCAGATCAGTGGACCAGTGCAGAGAATATGCTGAAAACAGCAACCGCTGCCACAGGCATGCAGACTCGCTCATTAAAGGATCTGCGTGCCGGTGCAGATGACGCGCGCGTGTCCGTCGAGGATTATGTCGATCTGTACGCCCGCATGGTGCGGTCTGCGTCAGGCGTTGCCAAATCCGAAAGCGAAATAGCTTTGGCCACGAACCTTGTTTCGAAGGCGTTCAAAGCCGGCGGTGCTTCGGCGCAGGAACAGGCGGCTGGTATTCTCCAGCTCGGCCAGGCGCTTGGCAGTGGTGTCTTACAGGGTGACGAACTGCGCTCGCTGCGCGAGAATGCGCCCATCGTTGCCAAGGCCATCGCTGACGAATTCGGCGTGACCGTCGCCAAGCTCAAAGATTTGGGCGCCGAAGGCAAGCTCACGTCCGATCGTGTATTCAGAGCGATCATCAACGCGCAGAAGAGCATCGAATCGCAGTTCGCCGCGACGAACGCAACCATTGGCGACGGCATGACCGCCATCAACAATGCAATGCTCCAGTACATCGGCACTGCTGGCGACGTGACGGGTATTTCGGCCACCGTATCGCGCGCCCTAATTCTGATTTCGCAAAATTTCGACCAAGTGGCAGACGCAGGCATGCAACTCGCCGCAGTTATGGCCGGCGTACTGGTTGGTCGGTCTTTGGGTGGCATGATCCGGACGCTTGGAACCACGACGGCTGCATTAGTCAAATTTCACCAAGCGGCAAAGGCTGCGCAAGGGGCGATGGGTCTGGTTCAGGCCATGGGCGGTCTGGGCGCCGCAGCTGGCCCGCTTGGCGCTATTATCGGCGGCGCGCTCGTACTGGCCGTTGGTAATTATACCGTCAGCGCAATGGCCGCGCAGAAAAATTCGGATACTCTCCGATCGGAGATGGAAAAGCTCGGACTGGTTGCGCCGAAAGCCGCAGACGGGATCGATAAAGCGGCGGATTCGCTCGATAAGTTGTCTGATCCTGAAAAGGTGCGGAAGCTCAAGAATATCAATGATGAAATTGAGCGGCTGCGCAATGGGGGAGGCCGCTTTGGCAGTCTGTTCGGCAAGGGCGACGAGCTTGATCTGCTGTCAGCGAACGCGACGTCGCCGTTGCAGAATGTCATCCAAAATCTTGCGATGTCTGACGCTGACAAGTCAGCGCGTCGCGAAATCGCGCAGCTGATTGAGGATTTCAAGACGTTCCAGGTCTCTGCGAGTGACGCGCAAAGGAAGCTGACCGATATTGGGAATACCAATGTAAGCATGGGTGTTGTTGAACTTCTCGATAAAGTTCGAGAGTCAGTTATCGGCATCAGCCAGCTTCAGGCATATTCGACGCGCTTCGGCAACGAACTTGAGGCAAACGTTGGCAAGGTCGGAGAAGAAATTCTCGGCCTGAAAGGTATGCTTCAGGAAACGGCCAGTGTCGGCGTAATCTCTCAGCAGCAGTACAACGAGCTTTCGAATCTTATTGAAGAGTTTGCTAAAACTGGGCGCGGTGCTGACATCCTAAAACAGCGCTTAACGGAAATCGGAGACGGCAAGCCGTCATTCGATTGGCTTCATGGCCAGTTCGACAATCTGATCACAAAGATGTTGGTCGTCATCAAAACTGCCCAAGACGCTGGACGTGCCATGCAGTTGGCATACCCGGTGGGCGTCCCTGACGAAGCAAAAGCCACAAGCTCCGCCAACGATCCCTTCATCATTCAGCGGAAAAAAGAAAATGCAGCCGCTGCCGATTTCGAGAAAAACGCCACCCGCCGCGCTGGCTTGACCAAGACCCAGCTTGAGCTCGAAACTAAGCTGGCTGATGTCCGCAAGCGTCTTCAATCCGAAGGTGTGACGAAGCCAGACGAGGATATGGTGAAGCGCATCGCTGACGCCGAACTGGCTGGCGAAAAAGCTCGGTCGGCAGAAGGCAAGAAGCCTAAGAAGGAAAAGGCCACGCCGAAGTCGACTGATCAGAAAATCGACAGCGACATTCAGGCCGTAAAAGACCGCACGGAAGCCTTGCGGCTTGAAGCCGAGATGGTCGGCAAGTCCACAGCCGAGCAGGAGAAACGACGGATATCCATGGACCTTGAGCAGGCTGCGCTGGCGAAGCTCAAGGACGAAGCGATCAAAAAGGGCCAGACCGACCTGTCGAACATCAAAATATCGGCGGATCAGCGGGCCCAGATCGACCAGGTTGCTGAAGCCTATGGACGGGAAGCGGCTGCATTACAGTTAGTTGAAGACCGGCAACGTCGATCAGAGCAGGCCGCCAATGACTTTTATGAAAGCTTCAAGAGCAGCACGATCGGCGCAATAACTGGTGCAAACAGTCTGGCGGACGCCTTAAAGAACATCGGCAATCGATTGGCTGATCTGTTCTTAAACGCTGGTTTCGACGCTCTATTCAAGCCGTCTTCTGGCGGCATGAGCGGCGGTGCGTTCGGCGGCTTCTTCAACAGCATCGGCAGTCTGATCGGGCTGAAAGACGGCGGCCAGATACCGGGCTATGACAGCGGCGGCCGTATTCGCGGCCCAGGCGGACCTCGTGACGACAAGGTGCTTCTGTGGGGCTCGAATGGTGAGTTCGTGATGAATGCAGCTGCGACGCAGAAGTGGCTTCCCGTTCTTGAGGCTATGAATAACGGCAAACTTCCACAGTTGCGTGATGGCGGCGGCGTTGGGTTTTCGGCTCCGCGAATTTCGTCGGCGTCGATCCCCGTGCCGAGCATCCCCAGCGTTGCGCAACTGTCGGGTAATTCCAGCGTCGATAACTCGCGTACCGATAATTCGGTGAGTGGACCCACTATCAATGTGACGGTCAACGGTGCCACCGGCAATGCGGAAGTATCGTCGATGGTGCAGGAAGGGATCGCAAAGAGTATGATGGCTTGGCAGCGATCGCCTCATTTTGCGAATGCAGTTTCGCAGGGTGTCAAACAAGCGAATAGCCGCGGAATGTTGCGGCGCTGATTTAAACAAGGACGGTCTTCGGATCGTCCTTTTTCTTTTTGGAGATATGGATGAATATCTATTTTGTTACGCCCGCGCCTGCGCAGGGTGGCGACATCCGCGTACTGCAAGACGATGAAAAGACGCCAATCGTCAGTTTTCTCGATCAAGAAGAGGCGGAGTGCTTCGCGCAGTGTATGGCACGTCGCTTTCCAGGTGTGCAGTTCTGGGTCATGGAAGGCGCAGCCACAAAGGCATTCATAACCGATCCCTTGCCGGTGCGGGAATGCACTCCGGCCGTCGGGGAGTTCTGATATGGCCGAAACTCTTCCCGAAGGCCTGAATTACCAAGCCAGTCCGCTCAAGCTTAATCGGTCAGTTTCAACGTCGAGATATGGCGAACGGGCAGTTTCGTTCATCGAGAATGGCGACCCGTATTGGTCGTGGATCGCGAGTATAATCTCACTTAGCCCCGCCGACCGAAAGCGACTCGAGGCATTTTCAGACCGTTGCCGCGGCGGCATGGTCACGGTCCACTACACGCCGAAGGATGCCTGCATCCCGCAAGCCTACTGGGGCGACGCAAACAATCCTGCCATTACTGGGACAGCAACACTGGGCGCGATCAACGGCAATACGCTCACGCTGAGCGGCGTGGTGTCAGGTCTGAAATTGACGGACGGCGATTTGGTCGGATTTACGGTCGGCGACTACAACTTCATCGCCCGCATCATTGCAGATGCCATAGCAGCCAGCACGAGCGTGCAGGTGAAAATCGAGCCGTTCTTGCCGTCCTACATCACCATCGGCGCGACGGTGCGTTTCAAGAACCCGGTTCAAAACATGCGGATGATGCCGAACAGCCTGGAAATCGGCATTGGCTTTTTTCCGGATGCGTCGTTCCAGCTTGTTGAAGTGCCGAAATGACCGGGGCGCCACAGTGGATGACGACCAAAAAAAAACGGCGCGAAAACTGCGCAGGGCGAGTCGTCCATCCGCATGGACAGTTGAATTATATTCGTCCTGTCCAACAAGTAAACCCCGTCAGGTCTCCCAACGTGCCAGGCACGATCAGTGCTACGGCTGAATTGTCTACCGGGCGAGGGGTGATCACGTTTCAGGGGGGGAGAGCCGGTGATGTGAATTATCGATATTGTTTCTGGATTTAAAAAGCTAGGGCAACCATATCCGCACGAGCGCGTTGATTTATCGGCGCATAAACGATAAGAAGATGTCGAAAAAGTAACTCACCTTAAACGTGTCGATGTCATACCAGGATCGAAACGAGGTAAACAGCGATGACAATCCATAGTGGTGTATTCGTAGCTTTGATGGCGATTTTGAAATCAAAGCAACCGATCGCAGCAAGCGCTTTGATAGAAGCGATGAAGCGTGAAGGACACAAATCTGTAGAATCTCGTCGCGCGATTCAATTAGCGTTTGAACGTGGTCGCATCAAATTAGATCAGAATATGCAGGTTGTAATTGTTGAGCGAGAACTTGCGGCAGCCTAATTGGTCGTGCATTCAACGCGCTGAACGACAACATGACATCACAAAAGCCGATCAACGATCTCCATTCGCGATCGACAGGGATAGGATTCAGTATTCATCGGCCCTCCACCGGCTCGCTGGTGTGACGCAAATAGTGCGGGCTGGTGAGGCGGATGTTTTCCATACGAGGCAGCAGCATACTTACAAGGTCGCTCAGGTGGGGCGGCGTTTGGCTCAGTTATGCTTGGATAAATTTCATCAAGAATCAGCGTTTTTAGGCATTGATATCGAAGCCGTCGAGGCAGCATGCCTCGCGCATGATCTCGGTCATCCACCTTTTGGACATGCTGGAGAGGCGGTTCTAAATCAGCTTGTTGTTGATCAGGGCGACGATGATGGCTTTGAAGGAAATGCTCAAACATTCCGGATAGTCTCTAATCTCGCGGTCAGATACACGGAGATCGGCGGCTTAAATCTAACCCGTGCAGTTCTCGCGGCTTGCCTTAAGTACCCATGGTTTCGCGAACCAGACCATCCGAGCAGAAAAAAGAAGTGGAGTGCTTACAAGGTCGACGCTGAGGCTTTTGAGTTTGCAAGAAAGTATCACCCACATTCAGATCAAACGGCAGAATCTGCTTTGATGGATTGGGCTGATGATATCGCGTACTCAGTTCATGATCTTGAGGATTTCCATCGCTGTAACGCCATACCATGGCGTGTAATCATCGACGATGATGGACGAGAGATTAAGGCTTCTGCGAAAGAACACTGGCATAATCATCCGCACGATGTCGAAACATTATTGGATGACGCCTATGGCCGAATTGGCACGCTCATTGAATTGTTTCCTCCTGATCTTCTGGCCCCTTACAATGGATCTCGGGAACAGAGAGTTAGCTTAAGGACGTTTACATCAGAACTGATTGGACGATTTATTAATTCCACATCCCTCGTGACGGAGGGCAGTGGTGTTGTTGTACCTAAAGAGATACAGGCAGAGGTGCGTATCCTTAAAGAAATTACGAAGCACTATATTATTTCAAATCCTTCTCTTATGGCTCAACAGAGAGGTCAGAAAAAAATAATATCAGATATATTCTCGGCTCTAGTTACTGAATCCAGAGACGGTCCTCCCGGTTATTTGCCGGGGAGGCTTAAGTATATTTGGAAAAGCAATGATGGCAATTTACCTCGGTACGCATCTGACTGCATCTCTAGTCTTACAGAACGTGAGATAATCAGTTTACATGATAGAATGTTTGGAGCCAATGCAGGGTCAGTGCTAGATCCGATCGTTCGCTGAGTGTGGCAGCAACGTTGATTATGTCGGGTACATCACTCTCCGCCAGCCTTACCTATCCACGTTCCCCATCTTATCCGCAATGCGCTCTTTGGCGGCTATTTACGACTTGATTTGTATTTTTGATTGGGGTGCTGGGGCATTTCAGGGAAAGTATAAGCTAAACGCCCGCTTTCTATCATTGGGCCAATGTATCTTTGAGAGACATGGCTTGGGGAGCGAACCAAAAGTTCGGAAATCTCAACGAGTGATAGTTCTCGCCATGCACATAGATCTTCAATGAGTTGCATTGCAGACTCCGGAACTAGCCGACTACTCAGGTGTACCGCCTTTACAACTGTTCGCAATTGAGGGGGTAGGTGCTCAACCGTTAGTATATTGCTACCATCCATGGTAGCGGCCTTACCATGGATGGTAGGGGATAGTTCGCCATTATTTAGACGAAGTAGCATCTCTGGCCCGGGGACATAGCTTATGGATCTCCCACTTCCATGTTCAGAAAATAGGGCAAGAGTTCTTAGTTTTCGTAAGCTTTTGCTTGCGGTTAAGGTGTCTGTCTTTGTCATTGAGCGATATACAGAATTGCTGATTGCTCCAACTTCTCTAACAAAAATGAGCGCTTTTAGTTGATCATTAGTAAGTTCGATATCTTTGAACTTAGAAAGCCATTGAATATCATCTTCATCTAAAAAATGGTGGAATAGAAGCGTTGCAGTAAATTCATCGCTTTCTCTATCTGATTCAAACGTTGGCTCTGCAAGACCACTTTCAGCCATCATTTTCCGCATCACGCGGATACCACTGCCTTTGGTCTCCGCGAACCTTGTTTCGTGGAGTATTTCAGCAATCTTTGGATTTCGTATAATCGATCCCGACTCATCGAAACGATCTTCATTCTTCAAAGAATACCCAGGATTCTTTATGGTAATGCGATTTCCATATCGCAATACCTGTACAGGTCTGTTCAGTTGAAAGTTGCGATGCATTAATGAGTTTACTACTGCTTCTCTTAAGACTCGCAATGGGACCACAGGAGTTTCCTGTCTTTGTCCGCTTGAAGCAGATCCTACGCGAAACACTTTTGGTAGGTCGTCAGAAATAGCCGCCATAACTCTTGCAACCAAGGTGATGAGAGGGCCCCGCATATCTATAGATTGGAACGGCGTTTCCGGATCTTCTACCCACTGGTTTCCAGGAATCCTGATATAATCTACTCGATGCGCAGGAGCTAATCTGCGAAGCGATGCGTTAGTGCCGAACACGATAAGACCCGTGTTTGTGATTTTCACCACTCCATCGACATACCGTATCGCACCAATTGCGTGAAGCAACTCTTGATCGGACCAACTTAGAGTTTCTGCATGTGGGTTAGTTTCCGCTCTAGCTGAGCGGTAGGCTTGTATGGCCTTGGGATCAATGTCTCCCCAATGGGCGTCTCTGACTATTTGCTCATCAAATGATTGCTCAGCTTTCCCTGAGAAAAATACTGGCATATCCTCGTCAGTGCAACGAACGTCGGTTGGACCTATTCTACGATATGCGCCCCGCGGGAGCCCAGTTGCCTTAAAATAAAGAGGCTTTGATGCTTTCGGAAGTTCTGGAACGTTAATACGAATTATCGTGTTCCTATCTACCTTCTCGGCATGTATATCCAGTCGAATTGGTATATTGAAAGTTGTTTGGCAAGCGGAGGCAATATCGCTCGATATCTTGTCAGGATCCGTGACGCCAACCGCAGTATAAAAAGAGAATAATGCCTCTTCTTTTTCGACGCCCAGAAGAATGGTTCCTCCGCCAAGGTCTGGTTCATTACTCAAAGCACAAATAGTTTCATACACGGATTTGCTGACAGATTTCGAGCATAATTTTGCTTCGAGATTTTCCGTTTCATCTGTCTCGTTTAAGATACGGATAAGGTCTTTAGAAGATTCTTTTGGAATCATATTTTCCTCGAATAAAAGAACCGATCCGTCATCTCTTCGTCAGTCGACCGCTGATGTTAACGGTCCGATCTGGATACCAATCTGGCGGACTACCTATCCGAAAAGATCGCGGCCGGCTTAGCCGGGGCGGCTTTCACGGTAGGGGTAGGGGAAACGCTTGCGGATGTCGGACGGTTGCCGCTTAGTGAAGCCGCGATCTGCTTTTGTGACTCGCTGATGCTAGCGGCGTATTCGACCAGTTGCCCGATGCAATACAGAAATACGCCAGATACTATTGCACTGCATCCTGCGGTAAGAACAAATGAGCCGCCGCGGTTCAACTCAACAAATCCCATCAACGCCGTGATAGCGCCGATCGCCAAGCTCAATAGTCCAAGAATTTTTGCTGCTGTTGCCATGATTGCCCCTCCAACCCGATATTCTGGAAGGTGCCTCATTTAGGCAGCTATATCAACTATCGAAGCGCGCTGTATGTGCATGGGACAATTGAAATCTAGGGAGTAAATAGCGGCGCCGAGCGGCTCCCATGTCCGATGTGCACACGTCCGCTGGAGCAATTTATTCGAATGTGGTGGAGATAAGGAATTTCAAACTCTTCAATCGGTCGTGCGCTTGCTTCAATTTCATCGAACCGTCGTTTTACGTTTCGAAATACCGCATCAAACTTGGGGGGGCTGCGGGCAGCAATAGCTTCATCGGACAGCCTTACTAGGTCAGGATCGCAAGTTGCAAGGTGGTTGAGAGCAATACGAAGGTTTTCTTCCTCTCGCCCGCTGCATGCTTCAACTGCTTCAACAAGAGGCCAGAGCAGTGATACCTCAATCATCCTTCGCCTTTGCCGCTGCTAACCACGGATACTCCACGCGAAGCTCGCGAATAGCTGTTTCTAAGCTATCGAATATCGAGCCGTTGTCAGTGAAGGCAGCCCAGTATTCTGCGTGGTAGTTGTACTCAGGCACATCATCAATCCAGAATTTTTCCGCGATGCAGCTGATTGCGCCATCAGTCCGTTGAAAAAACACCAACCGGGTTTGTCCATCTGGGCTCAGTTCTTGATGTATGACCTTACGCGTCATGCTTGCCGGTCTCGAAGGCGAACTACGCCTTCTTTGTCCGGCGTGGATATGAACTCGATTCCAGATCGAGCAAAGGCTTCCTCAATCGCCCGCAACGTACTCACTCGCGGATCTGATTGCCCCTTTTCTAGGTTCTTTATGCTCATCTCAGACACCCCTGCCGCGACGGCTAAGTCTGTCTGCTTCCAATTTAAAATCGCTCTTGCGGCACGAATTTGTGATGGTGTGATCATGTCTTCAGAATAAGCAGTTAACACCGCTACGGCAAGAAAAATAACCCTGACGGTTATTTTATGGTTGACGGTTAGTAAACTATCCCTTAGGGTTATTTGCATAGACGGAATAGATACAAACGTAGGAACGTACGCAAATGACCGGCATCATGAAGATCAACGTTTCGAAGCGCTTTGACCATAACTGCAAGGTCTATGCGTTCGACGTGAAAATTGATGGCGAAGTCTACCGCGAAGTTTCCAAGCACGCCGCATTCAAGCTGATCATGCAGGCCGAAGACGTTGCCCGCGATCTTGGCATGGTCGCCGATGTTCATGGCCAACAGTACCTGGTTGCCCCATGAGCGCTCGCTACGCAATCCGGAATGAACTCGCAGACGGCACACTCCTCGATCCGAGCGTGTGCCTGCCGAACAAGACGGTAGCCCTTCGGGTGGCCCGCCGCGTGGCAAAAGGAATTCTGGGTGCTGACGTGGTGCGCGTTTGGGTTGACGACACGAAGACAGATTTAGGCGTTGCTTCATTCGAAGTGAAATAACCGCCGGCAAACAATACTGAAAAACGAGGAAACCATCATGCAGCACACCGTGCCAGCAAACGCTACCGGCTTGCCCGTCGCTCGCGCCGAACAGCGCCACCAGCAGCCACGCAACCTCTGCGCCATGGTTATCGACGGTGAAGCCGTCTGGGTCGATATCAACCGCTATGACGAAACTGGGCGCGCCGTAATCATCGAACACGATGGACGCATTCGCCTGATGGACGTCGAACAGGAGCACATTGGTTTTCGTCCCTTCGGCGCCCGTACGGCGCTGGGGCAACAGTTTAAGTCGGCACATGGCGGCGTGGCTCGCAACAGCGTGATCGTCGTCGGGATGGTTATTGACGCACCCATTCGCGGCGGCCGGTCGATTGATGGAGAATGGTCATGACCGGACTTGAAAGTTACGTGAACGCACTCGAAACCGCACGGCAAACCTTTTTTGAAATGGACGACATTCTCGGCCAGCTTTCATGCGCAATCGACGTGATTGAAGCTCTGACAGAGGGGCACATCGCTAGCAAGGCGACTAACCCGCTGCATTACAATTACCGGCGATTGTGCGAGACGCTGAGCGACGCATGGCCAACAGTTGTGAAAGCCGCGCCGCCACTTCCGGACTTTGGCGATGACCTATTCCACGAAGGGGCGACGGTATTCATGGGCGGTAAGTCCTACGTTCTCGGAAAGTACCATCCTGAAATCAAAGCTTGGGATCTGTGCCACGGCGGCGAGAACGAAATCACCCTGCGCGCAGATATCCTGCGCAAGAACATCACTGGCATCAAGTTTAAGGAAGCATCATGAGCCCTCAAGAAAGATTGGTTCAAGCCATCAACGACGCCACGGCTCTTTCGCTGATCATCGGCGATCTGTTCGACAAGGACGACGTGAGGCAGGACTTTCTTGCTCGCCAGCTGGTTTCAGCCACCGAACGGATGAACCGCGCCCTTGCGGCCTGGCAGAAGGAACTCTCCGAAGACGGTGAGCCTGAGCAGGTGGCGGCATGAGTACGGCAGAGAAGCGAGCACTGAAGGACAACGTGAAGCCGCCCAAAAAGGAGCCCGCGTACCTGAAGACGCTTGCAAAGCCCATCAATCGCAGCGCCGGTCAAGTTTTTCTAACAAGTTTCGCGGCCATTGTGTGTGTGGCCGCAGGCCGGGGATTTTAA